AACTTATCTTTCAACCAGCGGTCAAGTCGCAAATGGAGCATCAGTCTTTACACCATCAACTACNGTAAGTGTTGATAATGTATCATATACTCCAATTGTTACAACAGTTTCTAAATCNACTCTTGGTGCAGANAAAGAAAATGTAGAGAGTATTCGTATTAACGCTCCACTTTCTTATCTTGCTCAGGGAAGATTGGTCACACCAAATGATTATATTGCAGTAATTTCTAATGTAATCCCAGGTATTAAGTCGATGAATGCTTGGGGTGGAGAAGATAATATTCCTGCAAAATATGGTAAAGTGTTAGTTTCTATTATCTATGAAGATGATATTGATGCGGACTTTAAATCGTCTCTTGAGGATCGTATTGCTACAGAGATTACTGATAACCTCTCGATTGCTTCAATTGAAACAGAAATTGTAAGTCCAGCATTTACATATCTCAATCTAACAACAAATATTAAATATGAATCAGGTGTAACAGCATTAACTCGCAGAGGTATTCAGGATAAAGTTAAAAGAACGATTGCTTCTTACTTTGCATCTAATCTTGGAAAGTTTAATGACGTTTTCCGTAAGTCTAAACTTCTTTCGACGATTGATGGATCGGATGCTGCGATTCTGTCTTCTACAATTGATGTTCGCATGGAAAATAGATTTACGCCTGTATATGATGCAACTTCAGTAAGATTTGTTTCTGCCGACTATCAGTTAAGTTTCTTAAATAAACTTGCTCTGCCGAATAAAGAAACTCCAATCGTTACTAGCGATAACTTTGTATATGACTCTAAGGTTGCATCTATTCGTAATCGTATTGGAGATAACTTTAGCAATATCTTAGAAATTATTGATACTGATGAGAATATTTTGGTTACGAATATAGGCTCTTATGATGCGGCTAAAGGAACTGTTAATTTAACAGGGTTTAGTCCGACTTCAATTTCTTCAGGTAATACTTACATTCGAGTGATTGCCACTCCAGCAAATGATGCTGATATTAAACCATTAAGAAATCATGTAATTGACCTTGGATTTAATGTTGTAAGAGCAACTGATGATATTGATGCAGCAAATGCAGTAAGTGGTGTAACTGACTAATGGCTGCAGTAACCTTAGAAGATCGTAATCGNCGAGATATAAACTTTAATCANCCGCAAGTTGATACCTTGCTNCCTGAGCATTTTCNNGAGCAGTATCCGACATTAGTTACGTTTCTTAAAAAATATTATGATTATTTAGAACTAGCAGCTGGTCGTAATAGACTGGATAATATCTTTTTTGCAAAAGATAATGAAAGCACGAATGAAGATTTCTTAGATTATCTTTTCTTTGAAAAAATTAATGGTCTTGGTGCTGATAGATTTGATCTACCTAGACTTACACTGAAGCTGGTATCTCAGTTTTCTAGAGCAAAAGGCACTGAAGTATCTATCCCTGCGTTCTTTAGATATATCTTTGGTGTGGATGCAGAAGCATTTTATCCAAAGACTCAGATGTTTACTGTTGGTGAAAGTCAGATTGGCGCTGACTCTTTAAGGTTTCTTCAAGATTCTCGTTTCTGGCAGGTGTTATCTATTCAGATTAAATCACCTCTGAGTACAATTCAATGGAATGACATTTACAAAAGATATAATCACATTGCAGGATTTGCTCTTTTTGCTGAAACGCAATTTGAAACAGTAGCAGGAAATATCTCTGCAGTTTCACCTCTTTCAATTGCTGATACTCTAACTGAAGGCGCTCTGACTCTTGAGGCAACAGCAACTGAAGTATCTACTGCATTCACCAGCTCGACTGGTGTTGATAGTGATGAAACAATTAGATTCTACACTGATCGTAGTATCGAATTCTATCAAGATTCTATTGGCGGACTTACTGCTGCACAGAAAGGCGAGTATACTTCTATCGCTGATGTTCTTGATACTAATTCACCAACGTTCTCTTCGAATGACAGCGATAAGTTCTCTGATCAGTCTCTCCAGACTATGGACGAGGATCTGTTTACTCATTATGATCCAAACAGAGTTGATTCCGCTTAGAAAAGCATTATAAATAAATTAGAATAGGTTTTAACGAGTAGTAAAACATGACCAGACAGAATATATCTACAGGTACAACTGCTAATGACGGCACCGGAGATACCCTTCGCAGTGCTGGCACTAAGATTAATCAGAACTTTGTTGAACTGTATCAGGCATTCGGAACTGATAGCAGCACATTAGGTTCTGGGATTACTTTCGATACTTCTGGTATTGTCATTGAAGGCACTACAAATACAACTACAATTGCTCCAAAAGATCCTGGTTCTGATGTAACATTCCAGATTCCAGATAGTAGTGGCGAAGCAGTTATTTTAAGTCCAGATAATATCGTTTATCTGAAAGATTCTACTGGTGCAACATCAAAGATTTACTATGGTAACGTGTTTAGCACTGAGGGAGATCTCCCTTCAGCCACAACTTATCATGGTATGTTTGCTCATGTGCATGCAACAGGTAAGGGATACTTCTCTCACAATAACGCATGGCATGCTCTCGTTGATAGTGACACATTTACTTCCAGAACTGGACTTCAACTAATTAATCCAAAGATGGATACCACTATTTTTGATAATACTGGCACATTTGGATTATTGGAATTAGATAATACTTCTACAGGTAATACAAGTTATGTAAAGATTACTAACGTAGACGATTCTGCCCCTGTAATTACAGCAGAAGGAACATCTACTGATGTAGGTGTTAGAATTAAGGGAAAAAATAATGGTGTTCTAACTCTTGATGGTAAACTCGGATATGGATATCAATCTGTAACAGGATCTACTGACAGCGATTTAGATTCTTCTGCAAATTTCTATATGTTAAATGTTGCAACTCCTAAATCATTTAAAATGCACGATGGATCCGTTATTGGTGAAACTAAAAGATTTGCAAATAGAAGAAGTTCTTCAGTTACGATTAACTTTAATTCAAATAAGTTCGAACACCCAACTGGACCTTACACTAGCTTTACGATGACAGATATTGGTTTAATTACTATTGTTTGGACTGGTAGTGAATGGGTATCTGATAAAGACTCTGATAAATATATTACATTTGCTTAAAAGGTAAAGAATAGATGGCAGCTATTGTAACGAATAACTTAAAAAAGCAGCTACTGCAAACTATCGTAACTGATATTTCAGCAGACAGCGCTAACTATTACTACATTGGTATTAGTAGGTCAAATCCATGGGATGGAACTGATACTGTACCAACCGTAGGTAATACAGAAAGAGAAAAGAGAAACTTCCGTGCTGCTCTTCAGTCCATCATTCGTACAACTGATGCTTCATTTGTAGCACCCAGATATAACTGGTCTTCTGGTTCAATTTACAGTGCATATAACGATAATCAAACTGCTGCGGCAAACTCTACAACTTATCCTTACTATGTATTAACTGCTAACCAGAGAGTTTATCTTTGCCTTCAACAAGGTAAGTCTGATACTGGCACAATTCTTCAATCTACAGTTGACCCTGACACGATTGGCGCAAACACTATTGCATCCGCCACCTCTGATGGATATATTTGGAAATACTTATTTACTCTCAGCGGCACGAATGCAAGTAAGTTCCTTTCTGCTAACTATCTTCCAGTTTCTAAAGTAGATTCTGCTGCTAGTTTAACTGTAATTCAACAAGCGCAGAAAGATGTACAAGATGCTGCTACTGCAGGGTCAATTATTGGATATAGAGTAGTCAGTGGCGGCATTGGATATTCTAGCGATCCTACTGTAACGATTAGTGGTGATGGAACTGGCGCTAAAGCAATTGCTAAGAGAACTGCTACAAACCAAATTTCTAAGATTGAAATTGATGATTCTGCTGGTGGTATTCCATTCGGTTCTGGTTATAGTTATGCCTCTGTTTCGTTAACTGGTGGTTCTCCAACTACTGATGCAGTCATTGAACCAATTATCTCTGTAAATGGTATTGGTTCTGACCCTAGAGATGATCTGGGATCTGATGCTGTAATGATTAACGCTAAACCAAATGGCGTCCAAAATGGATCCTTTATGGTTGGGCAGGACTTTAGGCAGATTGGTCTGATTAAGAATCCTAAGAAAAATAATGATTCTGATTTTACAGGCACTGATGCTAGAGCAATGCGTATCTTGACTCTGAACAACATTACTGCTGGATTTGATAGTGCTGCTGTAGAAGATGCTCTGATTACAGGAGATACAACTGCTGCGATTGCTCTCGGTGATGAACTGGTTGGGTCAAAACTCTACTATCACTTCGATGATAGCACAGGATTTAAACAATTCCAATTAGCAGAGGACGTTTTCCTCGATTCTGGAACAGGGATTACTGCAACGATTGTGACGGACTCTGAGGGCGAAGTTAAACCATTCTCTGGTGAGCTTCTATATATTGAGAATAGATCGGCAGTGGTTAGAGATGCTGCTCAAACTGAAGATATTAAGATTATCGTAAAACTGTAAGGTAAGACAGAAGAATGCCTAATACATTTACAACTACTACGTTTAGCACAACTTATAGAGACGATTTTAAGGATAGTGATCACTATCATCGTATTCTCTTTAACTCTGGTCGGGCTCTGCAAGCACGTGAACTTACACAGATGCAGACGATTACTCAGACCGAGTTAGAGCGTGTTGGTCGTCATCTGTTCAAAGAAGGTAGTGTTGTAAATCCAGGTGGACTTGCTTTAGACACTAACTATGAGTTTGTTAAACTTGAAACGGGCGCAAGTACAACTGGATTCGCTGTTGGAGATTTAATTACTCAGACCACACCAAGTGGCATTCAAGCGAAAATTCTTCGTATTGAAGCGGCGACTAGTTCTGATCCAGCAACTTTATATGTGAAGTATGTAAGTCAAGGTACAGCAACAGCTGGCGCAGAACCTACTCGATTTGTCGCAGGGCAAATTATTACAAATACTGGTTCTGGTTCTGCTACTGTACAAGTAACTAATACTACCGCTAACCCTGCTACTGGTCGTGGTACAAAAGCATCTGTTAATGGTGGATCTTACTTTACCCAAGGTCATTTTGTATCTGTAACGCCTCAGACTATCCTAGTTAGCAAATATTCCAGTACGCCAAATGAAGTCATTGGTATGAAGGTTGTTGAGGATGTAGTAACTGTTGATGATACGAATGATCTTTATGACAATCAAAACAATGGTATTCCTAACTTAACTGCTCCTGGTGCAGACAGATATAGAATTACTTTAACGCTGACAATTGAATCTGCGCTGACTGCTGGAGATTCTTTCTTTGCAATTAATAAAATTGTAAACGGTGTTCTTCAAGAAGAAGTAGATGAGACTGAATACAATATTTTGGGTAGAGAACTTGCTACTCGTACCAGAGAAGAATCTGGTGATTATGTTGTAGAGGGTTATACTTCTAATATGCAAGCTGGCGACTCTGATGGTGTTCTTACGTTGAATGTTCAGCCGACTCTGATAGCGTCCTTACGCTGAATGTTCAGCCAGGTGTTGCATATGTAGATGGATATAGAGCATCTATTCAAACCCCAACTAAGATTACTGTCAATAAACCTAGAAACACCGAAATCGTTGAAGAAACTATTGCTGCTAATTATGGTAACTATGTAATTGTTTCCGCTGATTCTGGGCAAGGATTTATTCCAAA